ATTAAAAACTTAAGTGTGTTAGCGTATATGTATGAAGAGTCTAGTTATAATCTAGTGCCACCTGAATTGAATTTAGGTAGAACACCTCTGATAGAGAGTTTAATCACACTTAATCCTATCGTTAAAGATTTCCGTAAAACAAACAACCTCGATATTGTCAACTTAATAATTGTTCACGATGGTGATGCAGATTCAGTCGACACATATAAATCAGAAGGGTTTAATAAATCTTACATAGGCGAGAATAGCAGTCAACGTTACATGTTGCGTGACACCAAACAAAAATTAGACTTCTTAGTAAATGGTGAAAAAAATCTTTCTAGGACAGAAATGATTCGCCAAGCAATTTTTGAATGGTTCAAACAAACTACAGGTACCAAAATATTTGGTTTCTATATTACCAGCGACTCTAAGCACGAATTAATTCGGAACATAGAGAGTCGATATTATGATGCAAACAATAAAAAAATTACTGAGTTGCATTATCCACAAAGGTATCATAGTGTCCAAGAAAAAATAACAGAAATTAAAAAAGAAAAAATACTAGTTTCTAAAAACCCTGGTTATGAACAGTTTTACTTAATTCTTGGTGGTAAAAACTTAAAAATCGAAAACGAAGAGTTGAATGTAAACGGCAAAGTTACTGTGAGTAAACTGTATAATTCAATTCGTAAGATTAATAAAAACAAACAAGTTAACAGGATACTAGCTACAAAATTTATTCAAAGTATCGCAATATAAATGTTGACTTTGGTTTCAAATTGCTATACTATTATTGATGTAACAACTTGATAGAGGAAATATATTATGAATGCTCGTGAAATACTTTTGAATGCTTTAACTAAGACAGGTAAGCAAACTGTCACCCGTCTCGAAGTTATCAATTTAGCCAAAGAATTAAATCTTACTGAGCCACAATGGTTCACCAAAAACAATGAGTATCGAGTCGGTAGAGGACTATTTCGTGTGCCAGCTTTTGAAAAATTAAACGATACTGTAGAGAATGTTGTCCCATTGAAAACTAATCCTGTTGCTCAAGCTGTGAATCAAATAACAACCGTTCAAACGATGCTAGACACCGAAAGCTTAGTGCCCAATGTGTATAAAAACTATGTCCCATTCGGACACTTCGATGACTTAGTATCGATTATCGGTTCTAATCAGTTCTATCCAATCTTTATCACGGGTCATTCTGGTAACGGTAAAACAATGTCTGTCGAACAAGCGTGTGCTAAATTAAAACGTAAGTTCGTGCTTATCTCAATGACACCAGAAACTGATGAGGGTGACTTGTTAGGTAACTATGTGTTAATTAACGGTCAGATGGTGTGGCGTGATGGCCCAGTCACTGTAGCTGCTCGACAAGGTGCTGTGTTATGTATCGATGAGATTGATTACGGTGCTCAAAACTTAGCCTCCTTACAACGTGTGCTTGAAGGTAAACCTTTCTTACTTAAAAAGAAAAATGAGATTGTAACTCCTGCTGAAGGGTTCACTATCATCGCAACAGCTAATACTAAGGGTAAGGGTTCTGATGACGGTCGATACATGTTTACCAACATTCTTAACGAAGCTTTCTTAGAGCGGTTCTTAAATACATACGAACAAAGTTGGCCAGAAAATAAAGTTGAACGTAAAATCGTGAATAAAGAATTACAAAGTCTAGGTATAGATGACGATGATTTTGCTGTTAAGTTAGTCGATTGGGCAGAAGTGATTCGTAAAACATTCGATGAGGGTGGAATAGATGAAGTTATTTCGACACGTCGTTTGACCCACATTACAAAAACGTTTAGTGTTTTTAAAGACCGTTTAAAATCTATCGAGTTATGTCTAAATCGTTTTGATAACGAGACTAAAACAACATTCTTAGACTTATACACTAAAATCGATGCGTCAGTTTTACCAGAACAACCTGAGGTTGAGATTGAAATAAAGCAAGCGCTCTCAGAAGAGCATTTAAAATCTCTTATCCCAGAGTATAAAAATATACCTTTCTAATGAGGTAAAACCTGAAAGAAGTGATATATATACTATGTCACTTCTTTTTATTATTGGAAAAAATTATGGAAATACAAGTTAAAATTGAAGATTTGAAGAAAAACAAACTTTTTGTGGCAACACCGATGTATGGTGGTATGGCACACGGTATGTATATCAAATCTAGTCTAGACCTTCAAACACTTCTAGGCAAATATGGAGTTGAGACTAAGTTCTCTTTCCTATTCAATGAATCATTAATCACACGTGCTCGTAATTACCTAGTCGATGAGTTCTTGAGGTCAGACTGCACTCATATGCTATTCATCGATTCAGACATTCACTATAACCCCCAAGACGTAATTGCCCTACTAGCATTAGATAAAGATGTTATTGGTGGTCCGTATCCTAAAAAAGCAATTAACTGGGCTAATGTCGCGCAAGCCGCTCGTCAAAATCCTGATATGCCAGCGAATGAACTCGAGCAGTTAGTGGGTGAGTATGTCTTTAACGTTGTTCACGGCACTCAAAAGTTCACTGTCAATGAGCCACTCGAAGTTATGGAGATTGGCACAGGCTTCATGATGATTAAGAGAGATGTGTTTGAGAAAATGAAAGTAGAGTATCCTATGATACACTATAAACCAGACCATGTTGGTCAAGCCAACTTCGATGGCACTCGATACATTCATGCTTTCTTTGATACTGTCATTGATACTAAAGAGTCTATCACAGGCGGTGGTTCAGATAGATATCTAAGTGAAGATTATATGTTCTGTCAAATGTGGCGTAAAATGAAAGGTCAGATTCATTTATGTCCATGGATGAAAACACAGCACGTTGGTTCCTATGCATTTACTGGTAATATGCCTAAAATTGCTGAGTATATTGGTAAGTTATAATGTTAATCGGTATTGTTGGTTTCATAGGTTCAGGTAAAGGAACTGTTGGCGATATCCTTGAAAGTAAAGGATTTATCAAAGACAGTTTCGCTAAACCTCTGAAAGATGCCGTATCCGTAATGTTTGGTTGGCCAAGAAATCTACTTGAAGGAGATACGGAAGTATCTCGCAAGTGGAGAGAAGAACCAGATGCTTATTGGTCAGAACAGTTTCAAAAGCAGTTCACACCTAGACTCGCTTTACAACTAATGGGCACAGAAGCGGGTAGAAATGTTTTTCATAAAGATATCTGGGTAATTTCATTGTTGAATCGAGCAAGAGGTAAAGACGTTGTTGTTACCGATGTTAGATTTAAAAATGAGATAGACTATATTCAAAAAAACGGTGGTATCGTAGTTCGAGTTATCAGAGGTGAAGAGCCTGTTTGGTATAACACAGCACTCATACAGAATTCGACAGATATAGAAAAGCACTGGTTGTTAGAAGATGAACATGAGTTGATGGAACAGAAGTTTCCTGATATACACTCATCTGAATGGGATTGGATAGGTTGTGATTTTAATTACACAATCAACAATGATGGAACTCTTCAAGATTTAGGAAATAAAATTGAAGAGATGTTGCACAAACTAAAATAGTGATATATACTATGTTTTCACAATTAAATTGGAGTTTATAATGAAGTTATCCGCAAAAACTATTGATATTATTAAAAACTTTTCTACTATTAACCAGGGTATGTTATTTAAACAGGGTAAAGTATTAAAGACAGTATCACCACATAAAAACGTATTGGCTACAGCTACTATCGAAGATGAATTCACAAATGAATTTGCTATTTATGACCTAAATAACTTTTTATCTGTATTAACATTACTAGATACAGCAGAATTTAGTTTTGATGAAGAACACGTCTTGATGTCAAGTAAACAGGGTCGAGCAAAACTATCTTATCGATTTGCTCAAAAGTCAATGATTGTTGTTCCACCAGAAACGGACATTAAATTTCCAGAAGCAGAGATTCATATAAAGGTGTCTAAAGATGATTTAGAATGGTTATTCAAAACAGCCTCTGTTTTATCAACACCACATCTAGGCGTGTATTCAGATGGTAATGATGTATTCATTTCTGCGTTCGATGCTGCTGGCAATAAAAGTCATGCAAACAATCTAAAATTAGATAAGAGTTCTGGTGATATTTACAATATCCACTTTAAAATAGAATCATTAAAAATTATTCCCGGTAATTATGATATCAACATCTCTTCTAAGGGTGTGTCACATTGGAAAAATACAGATATTGATGTTGAGTATTGGATAACAACAGAACCTGGTTCTAAATTTCAAAAGGCTCAATAATGTTAGTTTATGTTCAATGTTTTAATGGAGATAAAGAGTTCTCAGTTGCTATCAACCCCAACCACGTAGTTGCCATTATTGAAATTCAGGCAAACGACTTAATTAAATATAACAGTAGAATTTTAACTGTTACGGGAGTAGAATATCATTCTATCGAAAATTATCTTGATTTGGTTGGTAGATTTAATAGTTCTTTATAGTGCGTCTGTCTAGTTTATCTAGACTTTGAACATCGCACCATATCACTACAATATGTGGTGCGATGTCTTTTTTTATATAATGGAGTAAGTATGATTGATAAGAATGAGAGTCAGTTCTTGTGGGTAGAAGCATATCGTCCCAAAAAAGTTGAAGATTGTATACTTCCAGAACGACTGAAAATACCATTTCGAGAATATGTCTCGTCTAAAAATATCCCCAACTTAATGCTTACAGGTAGTGCTGGTGTCGGTAAAACAACCGTTGCTAAAGCGCTATGTGAAGAAGTCGGTTGTGACTACATAACAATCAATGGTTCGAGTAACAACGGTGTTGATATGGTTAGAAATACCGTAGTCGACTATGCTTCGACCGTTAGCTTATCTGGTGGAAGAAAAGTTATCATTATTGATGAAGCTGATTATCTAACAGATAATGCACAGGCAGCATTTCGAAACTTCATTGAAGAGTTTTCCAGTAATTGCACATTTATATTCACATGTAACTTCAAAGAAAAGATTATCGAACCTATACATTCAAGATGTGCAGTTATCGACTTTCGTTTGAACAAAGAAGAAAAGAATGCAATGGCTGGTGCTTTTTTCAAACGTATCAAATCTATATTACAGCAAGAAAATGTAGATTCTGTTGATTCTGTTGTTGCTGAAGTGATTAAAAAACATTTTCCAGATTTCAGACGTGTGCTTAATGAGTTGCAAAGATTCTCTAAGTTTGGTAAGATAGACACCAATATTCTTTCAAATGTGTCTGATGAGAATATTAAACAAGTTATCGAATATATAAAAGATAAAGATTTCGGTGGTCTTAAGCGTTGGGTAGCTAATAACGATTACGAATCCGCTAGCTTATATCGAAAGTTATTCGATACGTTGTATGATGTCGTAGACCCGAGTTATGTGCCAGCCTTAATCATAACATTAGCAGACTATCAATATAAGAGAGCTTTTGTTTCTGATGGACAACTCAATGACCTAGCATTACTATCGTATATTATGGTGGAGAGTAAATTCAAATGAAAAAAGATTTGTGGGGAAGCTTATATAACACAGAGGAAGACGTAGTAGTTCCTCTTTTGGAAGAATTAAACAATTCTGCATATGTGTATATTAAACCTAATATAGAAAGTAGATATGGTTTTACTAAAAGCGGTAAAATTAACAAAAAAGGACTTTATTTGATATATAAAGACGACAAGTTAATCTATGTTGGCATGTCGACAGGATATATTCAAACTAGAATAAGTCGGTTTTTTGCTGCCGCTAGAAGAACCGATAGATTTGATGAGCGTCATCCTGCTGGAGAAAAGTATCATAAAATTTATAATAATTTTGATAATATCTCTATAAAGACTGTTGATTTTGATTTTAACAGTTTACCGCAAAAAATAACTGTTAAAAATGTCGAAGAAGAATTAATTTATCGATTAAAGCCATTGTTAAATGCCAAAGGTAATAAGTCAAGATTTTGTGCAAATGCAGTATTAAGATTGAAGGAATCTATATGATAAAAGACCTATGGGGAAATGAAGTAAAAATTGCTTCTGATTACGCTGAAGAAATTATTAGTGGGTTAAATAATGCACAAAACGTAGCTTTTGAACCCAATTACGATAGTTCAGGTAAAGGCGTATCTTTAATTCCAAATAACATTAAATTACCAGATAATGGTATTCATTGTATCTATCGTAACAATGTTCCGCTTTATGTTGGATATTCAGGCAATTCAACTCGTGAACGTTTAGGTAAATTTTGTGGTGCTGTTAGAAAAACATTGCGAAGTGATGAAAGACATATCGGTGGAGAAAGATATCTAGAAGCTTTTGGTGAAGAGTTTTACGGTATTACAGT